GTACGATTGCCATTTACATTAATCCTGAAATATAATGTATTTATGCAGTCAGATAATAGAGCTCTACACGTTTAGTCCACTCGTTGGTCCAGTAAGCAAATTCGTCGCCTTCAACAACAAATTCTAAGTATTCTGGCGTCGAATAAGTGCCATCTGCTAGTAATTTAGGCTGTGCGGCCATCAAAATTACCCCTGTATTAATATCAGTGCCATGCATATTGTTATGAGCTTGTGCGTAGGCGGCTAATTGTAAAAAGTAACTACCAATCCACTCACGCTTCTTGGGCTTGTTAGTTTGTTTAAAGTCCATGATTGCAGGACGGCCCTTCCATACACCTAAGCAGTCTGTAGTACCAGCATATAACCCACTATAATAAAGAGGAACTTCTACACCCCAAAACTCGTCTACATTACATAGGCCTTGTAGAATAACTTGTGCGGCCATGAACCAGCTAGGATGTGCATAAGGATTGCTTGGAAGTTCTTTCATGTCGCCACTTAGTACATATTGTTCTAAGTAGGCATGCATACGTGTTCCGCGGTTAGCGGCTTCTGTAGTAATTTGTTGAGCACGTTCTTCGCCCACACTTTTCTTCCAACGGTTTAGTGCTTCACGCTCTTCTAAGGGTTTAGTTTTGTCTAAGATAGTTGTAACACTAGGAACTTTACTGCCGTCCGGTAAACAGTAGTGTCGTTTACCATCAATTGTTTCTCTGTTGCAGGGTGTGTAATCGTATTTTTGTATAATCATATTCTAAAAGACTCGCCGCATCCGCAACGATCTTTTTCATTTGGGTTGTTAAACTCAAAGCCTTCGTTTAAGCCTTGTCTTACATAATCTATTTCTAGTCCGTCCATTACTAATAGACTTTTTTCATCTACAGCAATAATAAATCCGTCCTGCTCAAAAACTGTATCGTTAGATGTAGTCTCATCTACATATTCTAGCACATACGCAAGCCCAGAGCAACCTGTGGTTTTTATGCCAAGTCGAATACCAATCCCTTTTCCACGACGTGAAAGGTTAGACTGTATTTTTTTATTTGCTGTGCTTGTTACGGTAATCATTTACAGCGGCCTTAATTGCATCTTCTGCTAATATTGAACAATGTATCTTTACAGGTGGCAACGCAAGTTCTTCTGCAATCTGAGAATTTTTAATTTCCATTGCGGCATCGAGTGTTTTTCCTTTAACCCACTCCGTAACAAGCGAACTCGATGCAATTGCCGAACCACATCCATAGGTCTTGAATTTAGCGTCTTGAATGATCCCATCTACTACCTTTATTTGTAATTTCATTACGTCCCCGCAAGCAGGTGCCCCAACCATACCTGTACCCACAGAGTCGTCTATTTCCATTTTGCCCACGTTACGTGGATTTTCATAGTGATCAATAACTTTGTCTGAATATGCCATAGGTAAATCCTTACGCTATTATAGCGTATTTAAAGTAGTAAGTCAATTGAGTTTGTTTAAGCGCCAGCGGCACGTTTAGCCATTTGGCTAACTACTTTGCTGGAATCTTTTGGACTGCCACCAGTACCGCCGCCATCTACTGTAGACTGTACTTGTGTTTCTGGTGTAACGAAGTAAACATAATTAACACCAGTCTTTTCATCCGGCTCAATTTTTTCTACTACGTCTTTGAATTGTCCAGATTTAATTGCATCGTTTAAATCTGTCCAACGGAAAGAATTGTCGCCACGTTCTGCATTGACCATGGCAACTATCTTACTTGTTTCTTCTCTTGGAATTGCATGTATAAATGCTAATTGAGATTGTGTAGTTACAAGAGCATTCATAATGTCGTTGTAACCGTGTGCTTCAGCTTTATCGTTATGATTGATATCACCTGCCAAGCTCGGCTCTTGCGGACGAGGCGCATCAAGAGGATCAACGCCGGGTGCGGCGTCGGATCCAAAATCTTCTAAAATGATATCACGAATTTTCATTAACGACGCTCGCGGCCTAATTCTTCTTCGCCACCAACTGCGGCATCAGTTGCATCAAAACCATCTTCTGGTGGAGCACCTAAGTCTGAATCTAGATCGCTTTCAGGGGCGTCGCCTAAATCAGGAGCTGGCGCACCAAAGTCATCACCGCCCATGTCCATACCAGTATCAGCAATTTGCTCGCCACTTAGTACACGAACTGCTGTGTCACTAGTTTCACGTGCTGTTGATAATGCTGTGTATAAATCTGTTAGTGTTGGGCTAATAGAAGATTTAAATGCTTCAGCTTGCTCGCTACCAATTTGATCACGGATTGTATCAATAAGAGCAGGAACTTGTTCGTTCTGTACTTTACTGATTTTCTCTAGCATGTCTTGAATACTGTCAACAATGTCTTTAGCGGCTAAAACTGCTTCGCTACGACCCATTTCGGATTCAAACAAACCTTGCTCGCTTGATAGCCATTTGTCTAGGCCTTCTTTAACTAGCATGATTTCGACATACTTAGAATTTTTTTCAGCTGTGTGTGAGCCAAAAGATTTTTTAATTTGCTGAATGTTTTCACCAAGTGCTTTGCTTAGTCGTTGTGCTTTAGCATAAGTTAAATTATCATAATCAATTTGAAAACCAAAGCGGCTCTCAACAATTTTGTTAATTTTTTGTGGTGTTACTTCAGTACGCATTTCAGAAAGTCTCATGATTGTTTATTCCCATATCTTGTAGTATTTAGCAGTTTTATGTATTTTTGATATTTTATCTCGGGCATGATTTAGCCTAGCTTCGGCTATTTCTAGCCTAGGTAAACGAGTATCAACAGTTACATAATCCTGTCGTTGTCGTGCTTTTTCTACCATATTACGCAACGATATCATATCTGTATAACATTTATTTATTTCTCTGTCCCACAGTAGTATTTCGTCTGCTGTCCAATACTGTTTTTTAATAGTATATATAGCATATAATATAGCAGAAATTTTAGTTTCAAAACGGTGTACAAATTCGCGATTATGGTCAAGCAAATCGCAAGTTTTATTGGGATTAACAATCAGTTGATAAAGTCCAACCCTATACCCATCTTTTACAGGTATACATATCGGGCTAGTGTTTTCTTTTTGAAGTCTATCTAACTCTCGGTTAGTCCACTGTTTAATGTAATCTGTGGCGGCGTTAGATACTGCTCGAATTTCTTTATTTGCTGGTTTAGCGTATTTTCTTTGTGTATGTGATTTGGCCATTTTCATTACGGCGCAACAGGATATCCTGTGTCGTTAATTGATTAGCAATTACTTGCTCTCGTTCATTGAGTTTATTCTTTGGTATACTAGGCTCATGCATAAAGCGGCCTAGTAGATCGGCTTGTTCGTTAGTTATAGCAACTTGAAGAGTGTTTAATAGTTCTACGATTTTCATTTTGTTGCCAGGTGTACTACTAATCCTAATACTGCTGTTAGGAACGCTACAAATACTGCTGTTCCAATTGTAATAAGAGTTTTATTACCTTCTGAGCCTACTTTTCCCAGGCTATCTTTAATATCCACAATGTGGCCTTCTAGTTTGTCCATACGGCCATCTAGATGTTCTAGTTTAGTTTCCAAGTTAGAGTACCTTTCCGCACAAAGTTCTACGTGCGCTTCAAGACTCTTTTTTTCAATATCGGTGGTGGACATACCCGCTTCTTTCATAATAAGCGACGCTTTTTCTTGAGCCTGTGTGTGCCTTAATAATGAGCCTTAATGTGTGCCGTAGCATCTAGTATATTTATGCAGGAATAATTTGCTTAAAATAGATGTTTTTAATGGTACCATAAGGATAAAAGATAGGTAACATAAACTTAGCAGTTTCGGTTAACCCTGTAACAATAGGAACCTGTTCAAAGTCTTGTAATAATCCGCCAAGTGGTTTATCAGTGTCATAAACACCAGTGCTTTCAACAGTCCATGTCCATGTCCATATTTTCTGTTCGCCAGTATAAAAATCGCCAAATTCTAAAGACTCTAAGTTAGCCAATGTGCTAACAGGGTCTTGTATGTTTTGTGGCTGTGTACGCAATCCCATACATTGTAATACAGTTTCCCAATTACGCTGTTGGTTACGATCAATGGCATTGTTATCATTTGTACGTATTACACCAGTAGGAGTAATATCTACTAGACTATAACCTTGAAAGAAATGTGCGCCGGTAGTTGACATGATATACATATTTAGCGGTCATAAAAAAAGCACAACGAATTGTGCTTTCTTTATTAT